ATTTTGACAGGATAACCCGTATTAACGAGGGTTTGATGGACAAATGAGTGCCGCACCGTGGTCATTCAGTAAGATAAAGGCATTCCAGCAATGCCCTAAACAGTTCTACCATGAGAGGGTTATTAAGCAATACCCCTTTAGGATTACTGAGGCCATCCGATATGGGGATCTGTTTCATAAGGCGGCAGAGCACTATGTGCGGGACAACAAAGAGTTACCCAAAGAATTTTTATACGCAAAAGACTCATTGGACGCCCTTATAAGAAAGAAAGGTGACAAGCTCTGTGAATATAGGATGGGTCTTACAAAAGATTTAGAACCATGCGGGTTTTACGAAGACAACGTGTGGTGGAGAGGCATAGCAGACTTAATCATATTAAATCAAGATCAAGGTCTGGCGTATGTGGTCGATTATAAAACTGGTAAGTCTTCGCGGTATGCGGATAAGGGCCAGTTAGAGTTGATGGCTATGGCTGTGTTTAAGCATTTCCCTAACGTGGATACGGTTCGGGCCGGACTATTGTTCGTAGTATGTGAAGATTTAGTAAGAAGCACATACGAGCAGTACGATGCAGACGCGTTGTGGGATAAGTGGATGGATAACTTTTCAACAATGGAGACTGCCTATAGCATGGGTGTGTGGAACCCTAAGCCTAGTGGACTATGTAGGCAGTGGTGCCAAGTCATGGAATGTCCGCACAACGGGAGAAGGTGATGCGTAGAAGGCAGCGCGATTACAAAAAAGAATACCGACAGCAGAAAGCTAGAGGTGAGCATGAAAATCGCATGGAGCGACAACGTGCTAGAAGAGCGTTGGATAAGAAAAACGTAAATAGGAAAGGTAAAGACGTAAGCCACAATAAAATGCTCAGTAAAGGTGGCTCAAACAAAGACGGTTACAAACTAGAGAGTCCTAGTAAGAACAGGAGCAGAAACGGTAAGTAAGACTAGGCTCGGTTACGTTTTAGGAGAACAAGTGAACATAAAGAAAGTATCCGACTTTGAAGACAAGTTGGATTTTATTAGTTATATGTTTGAGTTGTTTATTGCCTCAGAGATGTGCAATAAAAAAGTACAAGAACTAAACGACATTGACATAGCCAGAATCAAACGTGACCTCAAAGATAGGAACGTGGAGCTTGTTTGGCTATGAAGGTTATAGAGAACAAAGCATTACTGCTTACGTTACGTGACCCCCGGAAAGTTACAAGTGTTATTCCTAAGAGTAAGTCTTTAACAGCCAACAAAGTGTTGGTGAACTGGGGACTTGAAGAGACCCATGTTCTTAAAAACTTAAATATAAAAGCACCTTCCCCAATATCTACACGATACGATTGGACGGGAAAGTACTCACCGATGAGCCACCAGAAGACAACTTCTGAGTTCTTCACCATGAACAAACGCGCCTTTTGTTTTAACGAACAAGGTACAGGTAAGACAGCCAGTGCTATCTGGGCCGCTGACTATCTAATGAAGAACAACTATATACGCCGTGCGTTGGTGATCTGCCCTCTATCTATCATGGACTCAGCATGGCGCGAAGACCTTTTCACATTCGCTATGCACCGCACTGTCGATATAGCTTATGGCGCAGCTAAGAAGAGAAGGGAGATTATAAACAGCGATGTGGACTTCGTAATCATCAACTACGATGGTGTCGAGATAGTCGCTGATGATATTGCTAACGGTGGTTTCGATTTGATTATTGTTGACGAAGCCACGCACTACAAAAACGTGCAAACCAATCGATGGAAGACACTCAATAAGCTGATAAAACCGCACACATGGGTGTGGATGATGACGGGTACACCTGCTGCACAAAGCCCACTTGATGCGTATGGGCTGGCAAAGATCATAAACCCGACCGCAGTTCCTAAGTTTTTTGGATCGTTTAGAGATCAGGTGATGTTAAAGATCACCAATTTCAAATGGATTCCCAAGGATGACGCCACTGACAGAGTGTTTAAAGTGTTGCAGCCAGCTATACGTTTCACAAAAGATGAATGTCTGGATCTACCAGATATGATTTATACGAAACGCGAGGTCGAACTTACGCGGCAGCAAAAGAAATACTATAAAGAACTTAGGGACAAGATGATTGTCCAAGCGAGCGGAGAGCAAATAACGTCTGTCAACGCAGCCGTGAACATGAACAAGCTCTTGCAAATAAGCTCTGGTGCAGTCTACACCGACGATGGCGAGTCACTTGAGTTTGATATTAAGTACCGATACAAGGTTTTGCGTGAGGTTATAGACGAATCAAGTAAAAAGGTGTTGGTGTTTGTACCGTTCAAGCACACCATCGACATCTTGATGAACAAGCTACGAAAAGAAAACATCCCTACAGAGATGATCCGTGGTGATGTAAGTGCCAGTAAACGCACCGAGATATTCAAAGCGTTCCAAACAACAGCGGCTCCCCAAGTATTACTTATACAACCACAGGCAGCAGCGCACGGTATAACACTTACCGCTGCGAACACTGTTATTTGGTGGGGGCCAGTGAGTTCTTTAGAGACATACGCACAGGCAAACGCTCGTGTGCATAGATCGGGGCAGGATCACAAATGCACTGTTGTACAGCTGCAAGGTTCGCCCGTAGAAAAGAAAATGTACGCATTATTAGATAATAGAATCAACATACACACAAAGATTGTAGATCTTTACAAAGAATTACTTGATTAAGATACGAATAACCACTATATTACTCTGCTCATCACAAGGAGTGATTGCGTGGAAGAAAATGAAGGACACTTGGGTAAGTGTGTTAAGGCTTATCTGAAGATTAAGGCGAAACGTACCGAGCTATCTGCAAATT